AAAAGCGAGGATGGATTACAATATGAAAGATTATCACTTAGTAAAAAAGATTAAAATATCACAGGCACATTTTAAACGAAAAGGTTTAAAAGTTTCACTACCAACATATAATTTTCAAAGGAAAGAAAATGAGCAAAAATCAAGTTGAGGCATTTATATATCATGCTGAATTAGAAAGAGTGGTCGATGGCGATACTATAGATATTACTATTGATCTTGGTTTTAATGTTAAGCTGCACAAACAAAGATGTCGTTTAGCTGGTATTGATACACCAGAATCAAGAACCAGAGATTTAGCTGAAAAAGCGTTAGGTAAAAAAGCGTCCGCACGATTAAAAGCGTTATGTGGGAAGAAATTAAAGATTAAATCATTAGGGAAAGGGAAATATGGCAGAATATTGGCTATACCATATACAGAAGATGGCCGAGATATTTGTCAAATTCTTATTAAAGAAGGTCATGCTGTTGAATATCACGGTGGAACGAAAACAAAAGTATGGGGAGATTATTAATGCAAAAAGATAATCCTTTTAATACGACTAAAAAATATAAGACAGTATTAGCTGATCCCCCCTGGAATGAAACTGGCGGCGGAAAGATAAGGAGAGGGGCAGATAAGCATTATTCTTTAATGAAAACAGAAGATATAAAAAATTTAGATGTAGCGAGTTTAGCTGATGATAATTGTTGGTTATATTTATGGGTTACAAATAATTTTTTAAAGGACGGCCTTGAAGTCATGGAAAATTGGAAATTTAGGTATGTAACAAATTTTTGTTGGGCTAAGGATAGATTTGGAATTGGTTATTATTTTAGAGGACAGCATGAATTATGTTTGTTCGGAGTAAAAGGTAATTTAAAACCTATACACAGAAATATACCAAGCCTTGTCTATGCGAAAAGAACTAAACACTCTAAAAAGCCCGAAGAAAGTTTTGAGGTGTTTGATAAGATGTCACATGAGCCGAGAATAGAATTATTTGCAAGAACTAAAAGAGATGGTTGGGATTCATGGGGGAATGAAATATGACGATAAGAGTTCTGGACATAAAGCCAGACCCTAACGACAAGGTCTTCGGGGTCTTAGTAACTTTTAAAAAGGACGACGGCTCGACTTATAGAAAGTTGTTTGCTCCGTTCTTCGACGATGGCACATCAGACTCCTTCGTAAAAGAGGAAGTCGAGTGGCACCCGAAATACGGCAAGGAGAT